TGTCCGCAGTTTTACCTTGGTCGTTACCAGTAGCAGACTCAGTTACAAAACCAGATATCTCATCAAGCACAGCCAAGATAAGATTAAGACCTTCATGAGATTCTCTTTCTGAATGTCCTGAATAAACTGTAATTGCTTTGCTAAACTCAATATTGTCCATTTTTGCATCATACTTACCTGCAAACCAAGGAGACTTTTCAATTTTTGACCTAAAACCTTTAAAAAAAACGTTTTTAGCTTGTTGTGCGTTAACTGCTACGTTCATTAAATCAATAGCGTCACCTGATGGCTTACCAAAATATTGTGCAGGATCTTTTAAACAAAGCAATTTATGTACTAAATATGCACAACCAATTGTAGAGGTATGATCTTTTCCGCTTCCCTTTCCAAGCATAAGAATAACTTCGTTTTTTGTATATTTTTTAAAATGCTCTTTACCCTCTTTTTCTCCCATAAGTTTTATGAGTTCTTTTTCTTTATATATTTGGCTCATGCATTCTACTAAAACATATTGATATCGAGAAAGCTCTGGTTGATTTAGATAGTCTGGACTAGTTACAAAAGTTTTTACATCAACAGGAGTTTCCTCAAATACATTGTCTTCTAATGCTTCTAAAAAATCAGAAAGATCAAGCGTCAATTATGACTACCTCGTTTTTTATTTCTGATAGACGCTTCATAATATCATCTCTTGCATCTGGATATTTAGTGGCAACTTCCTTTAAAATCCTAATTAGAATGTCATGCTTTTGTTCCATTTGAGCAATTTGTTCTGCTATTTCTTTGTTGTCTAACAATCCAGCTTTTTGCAACATGTCAATTCGTTTTGCTTCAATGTCTGCAATTAATTTAATAGCAGCTGTTTTAGCATTTAGATTAGAAGCCATGTCTGCAGAGTCAATAACTTCGTAGGATTTTTTTATCAAAGAAGAATAGTGTTGGTCTGCACCAACCAATGCCTCTCTTGCTCTTGAGTGAATTGCCTCATTACTAGCTGCCATAGATCGCCAGTCTTCTAACAAAGATACAACTTTTGTTCTTGGAATATCAAGACTATTTGATATTTCTAGGGGGTCACTACCTTTTAAATATTCTGAAGCAACCTTGTTTACCAAATCTAAATGTTTTACTAAATCAAGTTCTGTTGACAATTTTCCTCTTTCTTGACATTGCAACCACTCTTTCTTTTGCATAAGAATACTGGCCACATAATTGAGTTTTTCTTAAATAAAAACAGTCAACCCATTGTATACCATTGTCAGGATTTGTTGTTAGCCCCCAAAAAGAATAAAGGCATCCCTTTTCACCCTTAATTTTTATAGTATCCCCTCTTTTTATGGTCTTACTGCCAACCAACATTTCAGGAATAGTAATAAATTTGCTTACATAATTATTGTTTCTTTTTTTATTCATTGTGTCATTCTATCAAAAATCGGGGTATTTGTCAATATTTCCTTTTAGATTTTCTAAGATTAAACTTGGATAAATACACATATATCGTCTCAAGAGATACTTTGCACTCCTTTGCTATTTCCTCAGGAGATTTTTTGTCCATTAAATATCTTTTTCTTAGCCATATTTCATTTTGATAAAATTTCATGAATTCTGTGGCTCCCCAATTAATTTATTCCAGTTTGTTATTGCAAACCATCCTAGTGCAACGGCATCTCCTACATCGTCATCATCAATCTTAATTTTAAATTTATCGTTTACTATTCTTATTGTTCTTTGTTTTCTAAATAATCTTTCTTGAGATTTATACCATGATCCAGATTTATTTGGATTTGCCGCTCGTATTGTTTCTTTTTCCTCGTTTGTCAGTCTTTTATTACCAATCCAATTTTGCCATTGAACGGGAGATGTGGATACAATCTTTTTGATTCCACAAAATTGTGCAGCACCTAGTATTGCTCCTTGAACTAAAGACAAATGCATGGCTGTTTTAGGAGAGTTTGCATATATTGCACTTTCTATTACAACGGCATCAACTTTAAATTCTTTAAAGAATGCTAAGCACTTTTTACAGGCGTCTCCAGCTTTGTGATATGCATCGTATCCACTAAATTTTATTTTACCGTATTTAATTAATTTTTCATTTTCATAAACAGAAAAGGCCATTGAATTAGTAGAAGCATCTATTGCAATAATCAAATTTGGCATTCCAATCGTTTTAAAAAAAAGTTTACTCTTTCTCATAAGTAAAAAGATACTTCATTTCTTTTAAAAATTTGTCTATCTTTTTATTATTTTGTGAACATGGATCGCAATAAATTGAGTCATTGTAAATACTCAACAATGCACCGCAATTGCCAGCACATCTTCTTTCTTTACCAACTCTTTTTTTTATTCTTTCTTGTTTTATTCTAATTATCATTTTTTCTCTTGCAGCCTCTTCTCTGCAAGGAATAGAACAATATATTTGATTCTTAGATGTTGGAGTAAAATCTTTGTCGCACCAGCGACAAAATAATGTCATTCAAAGTCTCTCCTCTTTTTTATGGATATATCTCCATCAGGAAGTTGATAACATGTATTTACAACTGGGCATGACTGGCATACCTTCGTCTTTGTTTTGAATGGACGTTTTGGAAGTTTTCTTTCTTGCCATGCAGAATAAACTTCCCTCATCCAGTCAAACATATAAGTTATAAATTCCTTATATTCTGGAGTTACTGTTATGGGAAAGACCATCATTTCGTGAGTATTCTTATTCTCATATAGAACGGCCCCAGTTCCTAAATCAAGAATCTTCATGTAAATCAATAGCTGAAGAACGTGATAGGATCTTGGTTTCCCATACTGTCTAATTCTATCAAATCCAATGTCATCTACCGTCTTAATTTCTACAATAACGTCATTTTCATTTATCTCAACAAGGAGGTCTAAAACACCAAAGATTGGTGGGTTATTGTGACTAATTTTTTCTTCTTTTTGCTTTACTACCCCTGTTTTTTCAATTGCGGCCTGAATTCTTTCATGAGACTTACTACCGCTCTCCATATTGGCTACTTGCTTTGAGGTGATAGTCTCTTCAAACATGGTTCCGTCAAAAGCTAGATACCAATATCTAGGGCATATGCCATGTCCATAAACCAAGGTAGATGGAGCAAATGTTTTTTTCTTTACTACCTTTGGCTCTTTACCAACCAAATATCCATCATTTATCTTTTCAATGATAACATCTAAATCTATTTTGCCTTTATCTAATGTTTTTTTAAGTCTACTCTGTAATAATTTTTTAGCCATAATGTCCACTTCTAATCATGTATTTTAGTGCATCGCAAAGTCTATCTATTGCATCTCTGGCAGAATAATAAACATTTTTCTTTGGCTTTTCATCTTTTTTGACATTCGCATACCAAGTAGCAAGCATTGCAAATTTAACAGAATAGGACTGTAATTGTAATAGCAACAATTGTGCTTTTGCCGGTGGAATGTCTGGATTACTAATTATTTTTGCAACCATTGCTAGTGCCTTTGTTAGTTCTTCATCTTGCATATATTCAGATATGTCACTAAAGCCTGCAATGTCATTTAATAGCTCTACCGTCGTTTTCTCACTCATTATTCTCTGCCTTTTCTTTTAGATACTCAAACTCACTCCACTCTATTATAGCAAGCCTGACCTTTTTAGTTTCGCCTAACACAAGCATAATTACTGGAGATTTGTTTGGATCAACCCTAATTGTGTCTGTAACAATTTTTGCCCAAACATCTTGACTAACAGAAAAAGATTTAGAGTATTCCTTTACATCCACAATAAAATTATCTAATGTTCCGTCAGCTTTTTTCATGCCTCTGCCAGAATTTTTATGTGGCTTTGCCCCAATTCTCTTTAACTCAGATTTTTCTGTCAATATTTTCCGTTGTATAAATCATCCCAGGCTTCTCCTGCAATTGCTGGGTCAATGTTCCAAGAATCTCTATCGTCATCCCAATCAAAATAACGAGTGCGATACACAATTCTCATTGCATCACGAATACCGCAATTGTAGCCATCGACAAAGCCTTGTCCCATTTCTGTATTTGGCTTAGAATCAATTTGTCTAAACTCTAGTAAATCCATGATTTCTGAATACATCATTTCTTTACCAATGTTTATTCCTTCTTGATTTTCTAATACCTTGTCTATCTTATCCCAAGTAGTTTTGCTTAGCCTCTTTTCTTTATTTTCCTTCTTTGTTTTTTTGGTATTCTTTTTTACCATCTCCATATCCTTTCTTTTTTAAACTTACCTGTGAGGTAAGTCCACAGTTTGGACAAAACCAAGATATTTCTTGATCTTCTTTGTCAAATATTGCTTGTCCTGCTATTTTGTTACACTTCTTATCTTGACACCAAAACTTTCCTGGAATAAGTATGCAAGAGTTTTCAGGTTTTGGCAACAAGCTCTTCCATTTTTTGTGGATTTTCTTTTAGCCACTCTATTACCTTTGCTTTTCCTTGGAATCTTTCTCCAAAAACGGTATACCATGCCCCGCCCTTTTCAATTATTCCAAATTCAATTCCAACATCAACTAATTCTGCTGTTTTATCAACACCAATAAAGTCACCGTCAAAATAAAAGTCATACTCACCAGAACCAAAAGATGGGCCAGTTTTGTTAAAGTCAATATGCCAGCTAACCCTTCTTCCAACCTTCTTCTCAATAATTTTGTCACCAGAAACTATCTTTCCAGATATTGCATTGCTTTCTGATTCACTTGACCAAAGTTTTATGATGGTGCTAGAAAAAAATTTTGTTGCGTGGCCACCAGTTGGTTGATGACTTGCATACATAGCACCAATATTGTTTCTATGTTGGGAAATTAAAACCAAAAGAGTAGAGTGATTTTGATTGTTTGCATAATTTAGCATTTTAACTGCATTTGTCATATCTCTTGCCTCTGCACCAATTTGTTTTGTGTTTTCCAGTGATTTAAGTTCATTACTATCTTTTTCAAAATAAATTGCAGGTAGCAAGGCAGATATTGAATCTACTACAATAATATCTGTATTTGCGGACATTAATTGCGCCCCAACATCTACCATGTCATTTACTGTTCTTGCTGGAGAATAGACCATTGACTTTGTATCTACCCCCAGCTTTGCAGCCCAATCCCTGTCAAATGATTGCTCTGCATCAATCCACGCACAAATTCTTCCCTCTTTTTGTGCCTCACCAATCATTTGCAAACAAAATGAAGACTTGCCAGAGCTTTTGTTTCCCCAAACCAAAATTTGTCTGCCATATCCAAATCCACCTCTAAGTGCACGATTAAGTCCAGCACTAGGAGTTTGTTGTTTTGTTATTTCTACATTAGATCCAACACCAATTCTTTTTCTTATTTCTGGATTTAATTGAGACAGAAATTCTTCTATAACTATTTTTGCCACTACCCTACCTCTTTTAATGATATCGTTCCATCTTTTAATTCATCTGTTACTATTTTTACAGAACTTCCTGGCTCGCATTTCATATACGCATCAGCAAAACGCTTAGAAAAAACAGTAATTGCAGTTAACTCTTTTCTGTTGTCTGACACAACCATGGTCGCTATTTTTTTTCCTGACTTTGTTATTCTTGGCTTAAATGATACCACAAATGACTCGTTCTCGTTATTTGGCATACTTTTGTATGACAAAAATCTTACTAGGGCATTGTCTTTATAATTGAAAAATTCATCTATAGGAATTGATAAGCTAATACTGTTATTACAAATTAAAAACATGTATGTTTTGCCCGTTTCTATAGTTGTCTCTTGATCATCAAATACTCCTGCCATTCCTGTTTTATCCATTATTTCAATTCTTGACCAGCCAGCTCCTCTTTTTATTTTCTTTGCCATTCCCATTATAATAAAGGCGCCACGCTCATCATATTCCTCTATATTGTTGATATATGGAAGAAAATTAGGAGGAATAGTTTTCTTAAATTCTGGTATATTTAGACATTCATACAAATTTTCTTTAACCCTTTTTTCATCTAATGGATTGTCTGGAAATGTTAATGCTCCAATAGCATCAAGATATGACAATGCTCTTGCATTTAATCCACTTCCTTTTTGTGCAACAATATTTTGTATCTCTTGAAAAGAACTGTATGGTCTTTTTTCTATAAATCTTTTTGCTAATTTATCTGATATATATTTAACAGAAGATAGACCAAATCTTATAGAGTCTCCTTTAATAGAAAAATCAACATCTGACTCGTTTATATGTGGCAATTTTATAGCTATGCCAATTCTTTTCGCCTCAATCAAATACTCTGTTCTTGCATCCTTGTCCTTCTCGTTTTTCAAAAGAGCAAACATATATTCAAGTGGATAATATTTTTTAAGCCAAGCAGTCCAATAAGAAAGAGTAGAATAAGCAACTGCGTGACTTTTATTAAAAGAATATCCTGAATGTGCCTCAAAGTCTGACCAAAGCTCTTCTGCCTTGTATGGATTGATAAATTTAGAAGCATTTTCTACGAATTTGTCTTTAAATTGATCAAACTCGGCAGCGTCCTTTTTCTTTCCAATAATCTTTCTTACTTTGTCTGCTTCTGCCATTGTCATGCCGCCCATTTTTACACAGGCCATCATAACCTGCTCCTGATACAAAATACATCCATAGGTATCTTCAGTTTCTTCTTTTAGAATTGAATGAATATACTCTACCGTTTGCTTTCCATGCTTTCTTTCAATGTAATCTTTTCCAATAGTATTCATAGCACCTGGTCTTACTAATGCGTTTGATGCAACCAATTCGTTAAAACTAGACACCCTCATCTTAACCAAAAGATTTGTATATGGCGTTGCCTCACATTGAAACACGCCCTTTGTGTATCCATTAGACAACATTTCATAAACACTTTGGTCATCTGTTTTTATAGAAGATAAATCAATCCTTTTGCCGCGTTTTTCTTTAATTGTTTTTATCGTGTCGTCAATTACACTAAGAGTTTTTAGTCCAAGTGCATCAATTTTAATTAATCCTATTTCTGCCGCCTCTTCCATGTTTACTGCCAAAACAGGAATTCGCTCCTCAGATCCAATTATTGCTCTAGTTTCCATTGGGGCATATTTAAAAATAGGTTCTTTAGATGTAACAATTCCTGCAGCATGAATTCCAGTTCCTCTAATTCTGCCCCTTAACTGTTCTCCGTACTTCTCAACTTCTGGATATTTTTCTCTAAACCATTGTGTGTTCTTTGATAAACAAAAATCCTCCCACGTATCACAAACCTTTAATACTTTATTTACATCTGTCAACGATATGTTTAATGCACGAGAAACATCTCTAACAATGCCTTTACTTCTAAATTGTTGAAAGGTGGCAATTGATGCAACATTTTTATATTCTGATTCAATGTATGCCTTCACTTCTTCTCTTCTATTGTCTGCAATGTCTGTATCAATGTCTGGCAAATCATTCCTATCCAAACTAATAAACCTAGAAAACAAAAGTTTGTTTTCAATTGGGTCAATCTCTGTAATTCCCAAAACATAGCAGACCAAAGATCCTGCAGAGCTGCCCCGCCCAGGCCCAACTAAAATACCGTTTTTCTTTGCCCAAGAAATAATGTCCCTAACTACAATAAAATAAGAAGAAAACTTTTTATCAGCTATCATTTTTAATTCTTCTTCTAGTCTTTGTAAGTATTCTTCTTTGTTTTCCAATCCCCTTTCTTTCATTCCTTCTAATGCAAAATTTCTTAATTCTTTATCTGGGTCACTATGCTTTACAGGAAGAAGGTCTAGATTATGCTTAATATCATAGTCTTCTACCTTGTTAGCAATTTCAATTGTATTATCGTAAATGTCTGTTCTTGTAATATTTTGTTGCTGCATTCTTTCTTGCATTTCTTCTTGAGATAAAACATAAATATCAAAATCTTGAAAACTCATCTTTCTGTCTTTGCCATATAAATAATTTAATCTGTCTAGCAAGTCGGCATATTTTACAGAATCATCATAGTTTGAATTTCTAAGTACCCTTGCGTGAGTATTTAAAATTAACATTAATTCTTGAATAATCTTTTGATCTTTGTCAACGTGATGAGCGTCTGACGTAACGACTGGCTTTACACCAAAGGTATCTGCTAAATCTAATAGTTCTTGATTTATTCTTTTCTCATTATGTGGCATGATTTCTATATAAAAATCGTCTTCAAATCTTTCTTTAAACCATTGCATTTGTTTTTTAGCAATGGCATATTCTCCGTGTTCAATAAGTTTTGGAATTGGTGCACTAATGCAACCAGAAGTTACAATAAGTCCCTCTTTATATTTTTCTAAAATGTCATAATCAATGCGAGGCTTAAAAAAGAATCCCTCTGTCCAAGCTAATTCACTTAACTTGTTTATGTTTTCTAAACCAATTTGATTTTTAGCAATTATTGTCAAATGATTGTAGATTTTATCTAATCTATCTGTTCTTTCTATCTTTTTTCTTTTATCAAATCTATTTTTTGTGATATATGCTTCTACACCAAGAATTGGTTTTATACCTTTTTCTTTTGCCGCCTTATAAAATGAACGGTGTCCAGACAAAACTCCGTGATCTGTGATTGCCATAGCACTCATGCCAAGTTTATGTGCACGGTCTATGTATTCTTCTGGAGTGCCTACGCCATCAAGGGTTGAATAATGGGTGTGAAGATGCAGAGAGCAATAACTCATTTAATAAATTGGTGGGAGGATTTTAGCCCTCCCACCGCCTTTCTACCAATCAACAGAAGATGATACAGATGGATTGTCAAACCCCATGTAAAATGCTTCTTGATCTGCATAGGGAACAACATTAATTGCAGACTCTAATGAATATGCCTCAAATGGACTAAAGTCATACGGAGTTTCATCTTTAGCACCAGGAATCAAAACATAATTTGTTTCTGTTCCTTTTCCATTCCTTTTTAGTTTCCAATTTAGGTTAGTAAGTGCACCAGCCTCAGAAGTATATTCTCTGATAGTGTTAAAAGTTGCCGCTTTAACTACGCCCATACTCCATACCGCAACATATGGGTCGTTGTTTCCATCGTCAATAATTACGTTGGTGTAAAAACGCAATCTTGGACGCCAACCACTCTTTGGGTCTTTTCTAAACATTTCACAAGCAAAACATCTGCCCTCAGACTCAATTGAGCATGCAGCTTTTCTTCGATAGTCTTTTGGGTTTGAATGCTCACTAACCACAATAGAAAGACCGTGTTTTTCATTGTAAGTTGGAGAGTCTGAGTCAATCTCGTTTAAAAACCTAATTTTTACTGATTGACCATCTTCTAGCTTTAGCCATCTTACTTTAGTGCTATTTGCATTCTTTGGTTTGTCTAAAATCTTTTCAATATCTTTTAGACCTTTGATTATTGTCATTTTTCTCCTGTCTTGAGTTTTATACTATATCCTAACCAATGTATGGTTATTTATTTTTGATATATACCCTTGCAGTGTTTCATGTTTTATTTCTGAAACATCTTTGTACTCGTCTGGTAGCATAACACATCTTGCTGCGTTTGGCAACTTTTCTAGAATTTTTTTTACCATTTCTTTACCAGCATCGTCATTGTCTCCAATAACGAATATTTTATTAAAGTATTTTTTTAACAAAGACATTTGTGTATTAGAAATATTTGCACCAAGACTAGCTATCGCATGTCCTTCCGCCTGCTCAATTCTAATTGCATCAAAGGACGATTCTACCACAAATACGCCATCATGTCTTTTTGCATTATGAATGTTAAAAAAGGTTTTTCCTTTTGGCATTCCTACACTATTTTTAAAAACCTTGCCAACTATTGATCTTCCAACTATTCCTACACAGGTTCCATTTGGCATATGAATTGGTATTGTAATCATGTCTTCTTTTTCTGAGTAGCCTATTTTGTGCCTGACTACGCTTTCCCTGTTTATCCCCCGCCCAAGCAAATAGTCTTTAGCTCTTACGTTAGATAATGCACTGTTATTAAGTCTATCTATCAATTCAGGATCAAATTCTTTGTATTCTGGTTCTTTTTTTAATTGTCTAGATAATATTTCTGCAACACCAAAATTTTCTTTATTAAGGTCTACAAGTCTTATTGCCTCAAAATAACTTTTGCCTGTTACACTCATTACAAATTCTTCTAAACTTGCAGTAGTATTACAAGAAAAACAATTAAAGGTTCCGTGATTTTTATTTATGCCTGCAGAGCTTGTTCTTACATTATGATGATACGGACAAAAAATGTCTATCCAATTTTCTTCTTCTCTTACTATGTCTATGCCACAGGCTAAGACTACGTTTTTTACTTGATCGCCTGCATAATAGGTTGTGGGACTGCCTTGTTCTTGTCTACTCCGCTGAAGCACTGTGCTCTTTTCCTTCCCACAAACACGCCGTATATTGACAATTTAAAGTCAAATGTTTTGCCATTATACTCTAAAGTAAAGTCACTGTCAATATCGTATCTTGGAACATATCCCTTACTCTTCATGCCACCCGTCAATAATTTTACATACTGTTCTTTTAAAGATAAAATTTTTGAGTCGTCAAAAATCTCACCCTCAAGATAAAACCTTTTTAAATTTTTATGAGCAAACATAAGACAATTATATCAGAAAAATATCAAATTTTTACTTCCTTGTATACAAACTTGCCACTGTCAAAATCAATATCTATGATGAATTCTCCAAGAAATCCATGCCTATTTTTTCTAAACACACAAGTCAAAATGTTGCTACCCTGTGATCTTCCTAACGACAAAACAAAATCTGCATCATACGCTAACTGCTTTGACCAAGCTACCTGACCAAGACTGGGCGGACTAGACATATCTGTTACATCGTCTGGGGTAGCAGAGGCAATTGCAACAATTGGAACGCCTTCAGAAACAGCTAACACCTTTAATTCTCTAGAAATATTTTTAATTCTTACAACTTCGTTATCTGTCTTTGTATTTGGTTGCATCAACTGAATATAGTCTACGAAAACTATGTCTGGGCCATATTGATCTATCTTTGCCCTAATTACTGCTGGAGTTATTTCTCCTGTTCCGTCTGTTGAGACAACGTAAAACGGAGACATATTGTTAAGATATACACTTCCCCACTTATCAAATTCTTGTATATCTATTTCTCCAGCACTTAATTTTCTGTGTGACCACTTTCCCTTGCCCATAATTGTGTAGATTCTGTTTCTTACTTCACTTTCTGTCATCTCCAAAGAAATAATTAGTGGCTTTTTGCCAGACTTCCATGCCTCTACCGCCATGTAAACTGATAACCAAGATTTGCCAATTGAGGGGTAGGCCATAAGAATGCCAAAATGTCCCTTTGATATTCCTGCTGGCAAAAAACTATCAAATCCTTTTAGGTTAGTTTTAATTCCATGCGTTCCCCTTTTAATGTTTTCTTGTACCTGTTTAAAATATTCTATTGCATCTTCAACATTTATAACATCAAGATCTCTTACATCTGCTGTAATTTTTTTTAATTGCGACGTATCTGAAATAATTGTGTTTAAGGCATCTATTGGCTTCCTATCGCTAAGCTTGTTTGCGGTTTTAAATAAAATTGATTCTAAAGAATCACTCAGATATCCTGCCTTTAATTCTTCTAGATGATGTTTTGTACTGCCAACATCTGTCTCAACAACAAAATCCTCAAACTTTTCTTTTAAAACAGAAGCAGGGGGAACAGATAAATTCTTCTCAGAATAATCTCTTACAAATTCCCAAATATCCTTATGCGTTCTAAATATTATATCTGGACTAGACTGAAGAATTAAGTGAATTTGTTTGTCTTTTAAGAGAGCAGATATAACTCTTGATTCTAGTTTTGATGACATTATGAATTAAGCCATTTTTTTGACTGCCTCTTTAGTTTATGTCTAAGCGACAAGTCCTCATCTTTAATTCTTTTAGCTTTGTTTATTTTAGCAATGTTTTTTAGAAAATGATTCCAGCTGGGGGTTTCCACTACCTTAAAATAATAATCCATAAGAATATATAATCTTGGCAAACCATAAGAATCAATCAATTCTTGTACCGCCCATTTTTCTGTATAAAAGTTTATTGGTTCGTATTCTATAAATTCTTTGTCTATCTTGTCTTTAAACTTTTTTAAAAAACCAAAAGCCGCCCCAGATCTTACTGCTGTCTTTTTTTCTTTACTTTCCAATTAGTCTATTTCTTTCTTGGCCTCTTCTAGTTTTGCAATTACTTTATCCTCAACAAATTGATAAATTCTTTCCATTGCTTGATCGACATGTTCTGATTCTCTAACATAGTCTGTGCAACCTAAATCAATTCTAAAGCTTTGAAAGTTGCCAAGATTCATCGTATATCCAAGATTAACCGTGACTTGCGTATTCTGTTTTTCCAAAATGTCTCCTACCACGTTTGTTCTGCCCAAACAGGAATGAATTGCCCATCCTGCGTTTTCGTATAAAGCATTATAGCATCGCCCATTCTAGAACGCAACTCCTGTTCGCTTGGCAAAGAATTATTTGTTACCTTTCCATCCATTCTTGGTCTACCTCTATGTATCTTTGATAATATTTCTCTAATTTCAAAAACATGATCTTCTGAGTAATAAGATTTTTTTGTAAATTGTCTTTTACCCCCAGGGTTTGTACCTACTGGAGGCGGTATCTTACCAGAATATGTTTGTTGTGTCAAATACATGTGATGACGCCCTAAAAGTCTAGCGGTATCAACAATGGTATAAGCTCTTTTGCTATGTTTTTTAAAATCAGAATACAACATAATTTGATTTTTATCTTCTGTTATGTTATAGTATTCAATTACATTTTCGGAGCGACTAATTCTTTTTATTCTTACTAATTTTTCATTTACAAAAAAAATAGTTTTATTTGGCTTTACAGACTCGTACCTTGTCTTTCTGCTCTGTCTCTCTCCATTTTCATTATCCATTGTATTAATTTTCCAAATTTTTCTGGTGGGTGAAACATATCCCTTTTACCACAATTTATGCATACCAATTCTAGGTGATCGTTAGATAAATATACCCTATCAACAAACACCCTTCCTGAGCATTTTACGCACTTAATCATCATTTTAAGTGTTTTATTATATCAGATTTTTATGCTTGCCCAATCGCAATAAGGTGAATGTCTACGTCAGTTTGTCCAGCTTTTTTAAAGGTAAGCAAAACATCTACCCCCCCACTAGTTACATTTTGAATGGTAGCAATGACATTTTTGCTAGCATCTGAGCCATCTTGGACTATTGGCGTAGCTGTAACTATTGGGGCATACAAAAAATTTGAAGGAAATATTATTTTTGTCGTTATTGTCTGGTCAGCACTAACATTGGCACTTGTAACCGTTACTTGACTTGCATAAAATTTTAAAGAAGAAGTTTTTACAGCATCCGTTTGTGTTGAGGTAGAGCCTGCAACTCTAGACTCAGCATTGCTTGTGGACACAATTTGATTATTTATTGTGTTGATAGCATTTACAATTTCATATAAATAATCTACGTCAATTGGCTGGCCACGCTCTGGTGGCGATATTTGTGGCATATTTTTCTCCTATTTCATTATATCAAATGGGGGTTACTGCAGTTTCTAATATTTGAATTATAGAGCTTTCTCTTGGGTCATTGTCTGGATCTACTGGATGTTCAGAAGGATATGAGGGAAGTTGAACCTTAAATCTAACAGTAGTAGCGGCAGCTGGTTTTAAAATTCTAAAATTATTGCCAACAACCCTTCCAACATATTCATAAATACCAGAATAGCTCCATTTTACAAAAATATCATGAATGTTTGAGTCTAGTGTTTTATGCATAGAAATATAATCGCCTGCCCAAATTAAGTCAACAAACGTTCCACTACCTATTCCAGCAGAAGTAGTTATTGCATATTGAACTGAGGCACTTGGAATTTGTCCAGGACTATCCAACAAAAAAATTGGAGAATAATCAGATACCCTGTTTCTGTCTTCAGAAATAACTCTAAATCTTACAATATGTTGTGCACTGGAAGAAGTTGGGGGTAAATTTTCTAATGGAATTGTAAATCTTGCCACTAGTTTACTCCAACGCCAAATCTATATTCTAGATAGTTTGTTGAATTTTCTTCTTTTATAATTGGCAGTGCATCAGATGTTTTTATAATGTCATACCCAACCATTGAGTATATTGGGTTTTCTGCGGTTACATTCTCTAATCTCATTCCATCCAACAAAACAAAATAATTATTGCTTGGCACTCCCCCACTAACAACACAAACATAAAATCTTGTTAAATTAACGTTTGCCCAAGAAAATGCGTCATCTAATGTAAATTCAGAAATATTTTTTGTCACAACAATATATCTACTAGATGAAAAATCTGAGGCATCTAAATCTATTGTAGCCCTTGCTTTAGGTGGTGTTGCTTCTCCTGCAATATTGTTTACAAAGTCTAATATTATTCTTACCGCCGTTGGATTACTAGACGTAGAAGTAAGCCTGCTAATTAATCCTATAGCAATTTTTATTTGATCTTCTGGCAAATTTTTGCTTAAGTCAAAAGTTAGCGTAGAGTTTTGAATTGCTGCAGCAGAGGCAGAAAGTGAAAAAGAAGAGTCAATGCTGGCAGAATTTCCGTTTATCAAAAGTGCTCTATTATAAAATCTTGGCGGCTCATACCTGTTTTGTCTTGTTTGATCATTAAAAATTGTTTGATTTGAATTAAAAAAGAAAGCGGTAGATGAGGATAACACTGAATTTAAGTCTGAATTTGAGTTATCGCTATCAATATTTGTGGTTAAATATGCAATTGACTCTGTTACTCCACTTATTACATAAAGCCAACTTTCTGCTGGCGTGAAAGTAAACATAACCTTGCTGTCATAGTTTCCTGCAACCGGATTGTTTGCACCAGAAAAAAATCCAACCTCACTAATAATGTATCTTTGCTCTGTTGGCATTTCTGCCTTTAAAACTAGTTTTTCTGTCCCACTTTCTTTTATAAAACCTTTTGAGGTAATTGGAACTCTAAACATTTCAAAATCCATCACCTCTTTGTCCCCACTTATAGAAGCAGAAGCGGATGTTAAGATTGGTTTAGCCCCAGATCCAGCAGCGATGTGTGAGGCAAACTCGGGGGCTTGACCTAAAAGAAATTTTGCTATGATGGTTCTACCATTGTTTGTAATCATTATTGTTCTACCTGATATATTGTACCAGTTTTGGCTATTTCAACCTCTACAAGCTCGTCGCCATCTAAATTTACCAGCTCAAT